GTTCCCTGTAAAGATCTGATAATGATTTTCCTCTTATTCCACTCCTTATTAAGTTCCTACCAGCAAAATTACTCTCTAATTGTTCTTGTTTTTGCTGTGCTATTGGTGCATAGTATTGTGCATAAACTTGTTCAGCACTTCCTCTTGCCAGTTCTGGTGCAAAATATTGTTCCCATGGTAAAACTTCTGCAAAATTGATTGGTTGCTCTTGTGCTATTTGTGTTGCCAACTCTGCAGCCCCTGTCCCTACTGGTGCTGGTGCTGGTACTGATTGTGCCAAAATCTCCCCATAGGTAAGTTTTTGTCCTGGTCTGATTAAGTTAGGGTTACTCCCAATTACAGCTTTATTCTGTTCATAAAGAGTTCTCCAGTTTGGTATTCCCAACTTCTTTGCTATTTTAGAGAGGGAGTCTCCCCGCTGGACTTTATATATCGCCATTTGTTAGATGTATCAAATTATACATCCTCGTTTACCCATTCCTATATGTAATATTATAACATATCATAACAGATTAAATTCTTCTCCTGCTGGATTGTAAAAAATTGTGTAATCTACATAGACTGTACTAGCAGGTTCTGGTGTATAGTCATAAAAGTAAGGAATACTTGGGGACACCTCCCGAGTATACTCTAAAACAAGTTGAGTTGAGGTAGAGTAAAGTTTTATATAGTAATAGTTATGGTCTTGTTCATCTCCAAATACCCAAAGATTAAGTTTAATGTCTTCAAGTTTGTTTACATAAGTCTTGGTAAAGTCTGGCTCTTCCATAAGTTTCCAGTAAGTAGTCCAACTTGCACCACTTCCAGGCTTAGTAGAATCATTAGAGGTATGCGTTTTTATGCAACTATACCAAGTTAGGTAATCCTCCGACATAACATCTTCAGCCACCTTATAGTCAGTATTTGTAAGCCACACCCCACCATTTACTATTGAGGTATTAAAAGCACTATTTGCCATGTAATAAAAGTATAGTTCTGTTTCGTATTCCACAAAGGGAGAAAACATGGGTGCGTATCCTAAGTTGTGAGTATAAGTAGCGGTTGTTACATCAACCCCACCTCCATCCCCAGGGTCATATGCACTAGCGTTAATAGTTAGAGTTCCTGTCTTAGCCACTTTAAATGTATCGTATCCAGAATGTATTTTGTAATCATAATCGGTTCCTGTATTAGCACCTACTAGAAGTTTAGGCTTCCCTACCATATTCTTTTGATAAGTTCCCGTTTCTAGGTTGTCTACCAACACATGAGTCCAACTTGCTGTGTCGGTCGCAGTAGCATAAGGGTTGTGAGAGGTGGCATAGGTTCCTTTTGTAACATTTATATTTGTATTGTCTACTGTTGTATTGGCTCCCCAGGCAAATCTTCCACTTGCGGTTTCTCTCATATTTAAAATCTTAGGTGCATAAGGAAGACCATGAGCAGTAGAGCCATTAGAAGTTGACTTTATAGTTCTTGCTATTTTGTTTAGGTTGTAGTCTGAATCAAAAGCCATGTTAACAAGACTTCCCACTCTGGCATCTATATTGAATTTTGAGGCTCTTATTCTAGGTCCAGGCATCTTTGTACGGGTCAATATAAATTATGTACTTATAATCAAAGTCCTCGTCGTAATCGTCCACCCAAGGGTCTGCAGTAAAAAAACATAGCTGTAAAAGATTGTCAGTTGGTCTTGATATTCCACTTCCAAACCCCGTGGATATACCCCCTATTGTTATATAGATAGAATTTGGAATCTTAGACCATGTGGTAGTTCCAGTTCTTTTGAACCACCCATGGAATAAAGGCTGGTAGTTAAGATTATGATAAACTTCTACAATCTGCTTTGCTGTATTAAAGCCTGTTTTAGCCAAGGTTATAGTTCCACTCCCAGACAGATACTCTTTAAGTTGGTTTTTAGTAGAATCTAAGGTTAAGTTCTTAACTTCTGCAGTTCTCACATCAAAATCTTCTCTGGCTGCTAATATTTTAGGGATATTATCTCCTATCATTTAGAATCCTATAAAAATTGACAGTATATTATTGTTGTTATATATACTAATATTCCCCTGATTTTTGATTATAAAAGACCCACTAAGTCCCCCTGTTGACAAAGAAGTTGCTGACAAGGTCTGCTGTGTAGATAGTGTGCCAGAAGTTACTTCTAAAGGCTTTGTTAAATAAGCCCCTAACTGTTCTCTTACTTGTTGCTCTGTTATTGTTAGTGCCATTAGTGTTCCTCCCTCTCCTCTACATCATAAATTAGGTTAATACCATATATGTTAAACCCTGATCCGCTTGAGCTGTGGCTGAGTTTTAACTCTATAAACTTACCTGCGGCTTTACTAGGTATAATAAGCCTTTGCACTTTGATATCATCTGTTCCTGATAAAGACACATTGTTTACTGTACCCTCTACATTAGACCAAGTGCCTGTACCACCTACTCTATACTGAGCAGTTAGATATTCATTCGCATTTGTAGGCTTATAGACTATTTGTATCTCATAGGCGTTCTTAATATCATCTACATTCTCAGCCGCACCAAATAGTTTAGGAGTCTGATATACACTCTCTTGAGCAGAACCGTTTAAGGCATATCCTAAATCTATCTGCCACACTTCTTGACCATTTACATTTGTTGTGTAAGTCTCATAAACACCACCAGCCTTATTTCTAGTCCAATACTTAAATGGTCTATCTATTAGAACATCCCAAGCATTTATCAATATATCGTATCTTAAAATTACATTGTTATAATTCACTCCGTTGAGTGTAACATTTCCAATGTATAAACAATATCTTCCTCTAGGGTCTAAGCCTGCAGTTACTTCGTTGGCGTCTTTAATTGCTGTTATCCAGTCTTGTACTGGTCTGCTTATTAAAACTGCCTCTGTACCGCCTGCATACATATAAACACCACCCCTGTTGTACCATAACATTCTTGACTCACTCACTTGTATTGTTTGTTTGTTAGTTGTACCACCATTAGTGTTTAGAACTGTTAGGGAGTACTCGTCCCAAGCCGCCACCTTGTCTTGTGTAAATACAAACAAAGCGCCACTATATTCTTTAAGTCCTGTAATGCCCTCTCCCATATCATCAAAGTAGTTATTCTCTGGAAAGGTGTCTCTGCTTACTTCACTAAATATAACCCTTGAAGGATATGTTTTAGAGCCTGTTTTAACATTTCCTAGATATAGTCTTCCTTTGTAAACTTCTAAGTGTTTAGCATAGACATTAGCCAGACTAGACATAGAAGTACCTGTCGTATATTGTACTGGACCTTCTATTCCTTGAGTAACATAAAGTCTTTCTACAAAGGTTTCTGCGGCTGTTCCTACACCTGTTCCTGTGTTAATAAAAGACACTCCAAACTCTACTGCACCTGAAGCAGTGCCAAATCCACTTCCTATGGAAACAAAACTTGAACCATTGTATTTGTACATATCTGAGCCATATACCTGATATAGCTCATCGTCTCCATTTTCTCTATTCCAAGCAAATACTCCCCTGTTATAGCCACTTCCTGTTCCTGTTCCTATTTGAGCATAGCCAAGTGCTTTAGCTAGAATACCAGGTTTACTTATATCCACATTAGTTAAAAATGGTGATTCATTGACCCTTAAAAGGAGAGGCGAAGTAAATGTCTGATACCCACCACTAAAGTCTACATATTTTTGAGTTACTCTTTTACTTCTTGCCATAATATTACTGCTAAATTAGTATCCTCTTATATAATTATACCATTGCAACACCTTATAATCTTCTAAATGGTGGTAGTGGATATTTCTCGCCTATGATTGGTGTTACGAGAGCCTTAACATAACTACTACTTCTAATATAGTTTAGGTATAGCGTTTTGCCCGTTGCTGTTAATCCCTGCCAGTTTGTTAAATAGGCAGAATCACAATATGCGTATAGATAATTAAGCCTACTTGAAGGAACACTCCAGCTTATATTATGACTAGAAAACCACCCAGTATCCCCCTTTAATATCAATGAGGTTAGACCACTACAATTACGAGCATAAGTATACATAAAATAATCTCCTACGGTTGTTAGTCTAGAGGTGTCTGGCACTGATAATGAGGTTAAACCACTACAACTATCAGCATAACCAATCATAAAATAATCTCCTACAGTAGTTAGTCCCGAAGTGTCTGGCACTGATAATGAGGTTAAACCACTACAACCACGAGCATAAGAATCCATAAAAGAACTTCCTACAGTAGTTAGTCCCGAAGTATCTGGTACTGATAAAGAAGTTAAACTACTACAACCACGAGCATAAGAATACATAAAATAACTACCAACACTTGTCAAACTTGATGTGTCTGGTACTGATAATGAAGTTAAACTACTACAACTATAAGCATAATTAGACATAAAATAAGTACCAACAGTTGTTAAGCCTGATGTGTCTGGGACTAACAACGAGGTTAAGCTAGTACAATTACTAGCATAAAAATATAAAAAGTAGTCCCCTACTGTAGTTATAGTACTTCCCGAAGTGTCCCAACCTACAGTTACAGAAGCCTTAATATTGGGCAAAACTGCTGTAATTCCCGAACTAGAACCAGAATTAGGCGTTCTAAATTGATAAGTCTTTCCAGCTTCTAAGGTACAACTTGTACTATTCCACTCCCCAGAGGTACCCTCTCTCCAAGTAGTGGACTTTACCATTGTCTTTGTTACAGAGGTTGCGTCTGAAGCTACTACTATTGTTGCTATTACTGCATCATAAGCTAATGCCATTTTATTTAAAAAACCAATAAATTAAAATAACCATGAGTTGCCATCTCAACAAATACTCTATCAAAAGAGTTGTTATTACTCCTCCTAAAAATACAAGTATCAATTTTAGTTTAGTGTTCATAATGTTATAGGTAGGCACAAACTAAATTACACCAAAGGCTTCTGCCCAAACATAATATGTTCCAGAGGGGATAACTGAGGCATCCCCCGACTGTACTACTACCCTACAAGACGAGTTTCTCATCGTATCTATCAAAGCCATAGTTTTGGGTGGTGTTTGTCCGCCTTCAGAAGATGTACAAGTTCCACTTTGGGAAACCGTAAGAAGGGTAGTAAATGCCGTTCCAAAAGTCCAAGTTGTTGCAAATCCACCACCCGAGCCGTCTGAAGACACACTTACCACCTTTGTTCTTTTTATATTCTTCCCTATCGGCGTAACTCTCTCACCAGAAGCCGTATTAAAGTATGCAGGATACCCGAGTGGTGCTTCTTGTCTTGAATAAAAGTTATTTGTAATTGTAGCATTAGCCAAACTATAATCACTACCTCCTGTTACTGTAATTGTTGTATTAGGACTTGAATAAGAAACTCCTATTATATAGAAATACTTCACAGATGTTTGTGTTAGTTTTATTTTATCTCCTTTTTGATACTTGCTTGTTTTATCTCCACTTATTGTAAATGTTGTAGCACTAGCATAAGTCCAAGTTTCTCCTGCACTTATCCAACCGTCTATAGTGCCAGTAAATAGTGGACTTGATAAGGTCTTATTAGTAAGTGTAGTAGTAACTGAATCAAAATAAGATTTAAGTGTTGCTTTTATATTAGACCAAGTTAGTTTCTTTAATACATTACTCGCAGCACTATCTATTAAACCCACCTCATCTGCATCAACTGGGGTTGTTTTAGCAGTTGCCCCGTGAATAGTAGAAGCTATACTATCAGCACTAACACCCTCTACAAACATTTCCCACTTGCCATTAGTTAAATCAGTAGCAAATGTTCCTGAAGTATGAGCTACTATACATATATATCCACTACCACCATATTCTACTGTATCGTTTACTGCATAGGCTGTGCTTGTTACCCACTCTCCTTTCCAAGTATACCCCTTTGAGTCTACATAAGCCTTGATACTCTGCTGTGTTGCCAACTTTGTTGCACTATTTGAAGCCATATTGTCCTCATCTAATATAGCCGTCCCACTAACCCCTGTATTTATTACTGGAGAAGTTAAGGTCTTATTACTTAGAGCCTGTGTATCAGTTGTGCCTACTACAGCCCCACTAGGAAGTGTTTTATCTGAAGTCCTTATATCCTTATTAGTTAAGTTGAATACTGCTATCTCTCCATCAGCAATACCAGTATCATTTATTGCTGTTACATTAGTTGCTTTGTCTAATTTTGTAGTTAAGTCTGGAGTACCT